GGAAAATAAAACAGGGTTACGATTCTCCAGCGCGCGGGCACCAAAGGTATTTACTGCTAGTTTGACCCACCAACAGCGGACGGTTGACATGCCATCTTCTTTACAGATGGCTACTAGTAAATCATCGGCGTGGAGACGGCAGGAGATAGGGAGGTGCCCCTCAGCGATTAGTTGATAAATGGCATCATGCACTAGTGACCCGCGCCGGAAATTGAGGGTGTTGATTGCCGGGCCAGAGGCACCATCCCACGCATAACCGGAGTGAATAACCATAAACCCGTCCGGGCGGAGGTCGATCACTCCGGGGATAGTAGCGGCGCAGCAGCAGATACCGGTCATGACGTTGAAATCGTCATAAACTTGATATTTATACCCCTCCTTGAACGCAAGCCGGTCGATGTTCATTTCATACCTCCAAATTCGAGACTGTAGTGATTACCATCCTCGAACCGCCCGCCCCACGTTCCCCCTTGAGATTCCCACCACTCGCCCAAGGGCTTGTGATCAGAGGTAGACTGCATGAACTCACCGTCTTTGAACAGGTTGAGGTCGATAGCCAGCCGTAGTTTGTGGCACGACTTGTAGTGCCCGTATCCCATCTTCACGCCCACGGCACCAAATACTCGAGGGTCCCGGAAGGCGTCACCGAACGTTACCTCAAATCCCATTTCATGGGCCTTGTCAATAAGGCGGGGAACCATGCGGGAAAATTTATACTGCACTTGACTAAGAGTTTCCATTTATTTCCCCTCGGTGATTAACATTAAGATTGTTCCAGCTAGAAAGCCTACGGCAACCCCGGCTGCGAAGCACATGGTTCAGTGGGGTAAATAGTTGGCAAGCCAACCGTTTACCCAAGCAATCGCCGTAGCACCCACCGCCCCAGCGACCCATAAAAACTTTTTAACCACGTTTTTGCCAATATCGGCGTAGATCGAGTGGAGGAGTTGTTGCTTGAGCGCCTCAACTTGTTCGGGGGTGAGGACAATTTTCTGCTCCTCATCATTTTTACCATTCATTGCACCTCCTCAGTTGTTATTAATCGTTAAGATTTGCCCACGCCGCTAGTGCCAAAACCTCAAGCAGATCGGATTGTTTGGTGGGATCTGCAGCCATAGCCTTCACTTGCGGACGCGTTAGTGCCTTAAAATTATTAACCTTGATGGCGGAGCGCGCGGCTTTGCGCTCGGTATCGAGGGCCTCCTTCGCGAGTTGGTCTGGAGTCTTGACCGGAGCCGCGTACGGGGTGATTGGGCCATATATACCAGCGACCGCCTGATTAAATATGACCCCACCATGCGCTTCAGTATCACTTGCGGACGCCGAGAATGGAACTAGACCGATATTTTCAAAATCAACATCTAGGTCGATGGTGGTTTGGCCTGCGTCGGCCCATCGTGGATTAGCTGCCGAAATAATGTTCATCTTCATCATGCGATCCTCTGAAAAGTACCCCAGTAGATATAATTGTTGCCTCCGTCCCCACTGACATTGGACGCATGGATGCAGCGCCATGTGCCGGAAGACACCCCGTAAATGCCTGCTGCTGCGTAGGTTGTCCCCGGCGTCCATACGGGATTGCTGGCTAGGCTGTTACCGGGATAGGAGTAAATACCGGTTGTGATAATGCTACCTATAGCACCCGCCCCGACGTCCGCAGCAATCCCCACAGTCGCTCCCGTAGCAATACCCGCCAACTTCGTAGCCTGTGTCGAGGTCATGTAGCCGTTGCTTGAAACAGTGGCGGCATTCATCGAGATTGCAGGAGTTGCCCCTCCACTAGATGTAACTGGAGCTGTGCCGGTGACACTAGTCACTGTTCCCGTGGACACCCCTAACACTATGCGCGCTGCCGCTACATCCGCTGCCGCCAAGAACAACCTACCCCACGCAAAGAAGTTGGTCAAGGCTTTCAGCCCCGACCCGGTATAATAGGGAAGATTGTCCGCTGCGCCGGTCAACCCCGCCTCAGCTGTTAAATTGCCGTTGAGGGGCTGGTAACTACGGTCCAATTCGGTTGGGGTTATGGAACCCGGACCGACACCGGCGGGGGAAGTATTAGCCAACTCCCCGCTCGGCCCCCATCCAATAAGTTTGCCAGGACTGGAAACTGGCAATTGCAAGGAGGTAGCGGGATCACCGTCATTAAGACGCAGCGACCGGGACGCTAGATCATACACACGCTTTGCGACGTTGGTGAGCTTATCAAGTGCGCGCTCGTGGGACGCGGCTGGGAATTTACCAGTTTCCGGATATTGCGTCAACTGGCTAATGGGTGGCTCGTTGATGATGGTCAGGGTATCACCATTAACGGGCGTTACCAGTGTGAGTGCTCCCCCGTTTTTATCACCAGCCCCGGTTAGTGTGTAATCGGTGGTTAGGGCCAAGGTCACCGGGTCACCCCCACCCGCCGGAGTGCGGATGGCAATGATATCAGTATCTGCTAGAAAATAAAACGGGATGGCGTACGGCCCGGCACCTGAAATGATGTACGGCTGGCGGGCGAGGGTGCTTTGAACTGTCATAATTACTCTCCAAATACCGGCATCTTGGACTGCTGGTGGGCGGCTTTAACCTTATTTACATCGGCGGCAAACGCTGCAAACTTGGGATTACTAAGAATCTGGCGCTGTGCCATCTTACGATAATCAGCTATCGTGTGGGTAATAAACTCCCGGCGCGCCTCATCTGACTTGATTTTATATACTTCGGACAGGGGACTCTTACCGGACACCACGGCATCGAGGAAGTCTTTAGCGCCCATGCCCCACGCCGGGTGCTTGAGGTCGTTACCGGCAAGACGGGTGTATTCGTCATATACTTCCGGCCATTGCTTTAGGCTAACCTGAACCCCATCAAACATGGTGCGCTTTTTGATCCGCTCCGGGGCATCTCCCAATCGGGCGATTTCACGATCAATCGGCGCGATGTCCTGTTTACTGGAAGCGATAGGGGACATGAAATCATATACTTTACCAAGGCCCGACTCGTTCTTGATTTCTTTACCCCATAGATCACGCCGGGGCGGCAGCTTACTAGACAGCCCGGCGATCTTAGCTTCCACTGCCTGCCACGGGCTGTTGGCTTCCCGCTGTGTGGGGTCACCGACATTTTCAACGGCTGATGACAACGCGGTAAATGGAACAAACGAGGAGAACAGGTTATTAACATAACTCTCCGAGTAACGCTTGGGATCGGACGCAACCTCAACTACGTTGGCGATACCCTGCAGGTAGGTTTTATTAACGACCGTTTGGGCTACCGCAGCAATGGCCATAGCAGTCACCTCCTGCCATTCGTCCACGTCTTCCTGATCGACCTCACCGTGATTAATAGCTTCGTTAACGGAGGCAGAAAAGCCCATCAATGCCCCGAACGGATCGGCGCGGTTGTATGAATACCAACGGTCGCCAACCTTCATAGAATAGGGCTTCCACCCCGAGCGCATGAGTGCCTCTTTATCGGCGGAATCGGCGGGGCCAGCACCGGACACTGATCCACTAGATGTCCAATCCATTGTGGTCAGCATGATGGCCGACCCGGTGCTCATGCGGGCTAAAGCCAAATCGGCGCGGGCACCCCCGGCGGCGATGTCAGCCCTCCACTGGCCCACCAGCGGGGCGAACGGGGTCCGTTCAAACGTATACCGCGCAATGTTAGTCGGGGTACGAATGAACGGGATCACATAAACCGTTGGGTTCATCGACCCGCCCGAGTCACGCAGTTTCATTAGGGTGTTGCCAAACCAGCCCATTTCATTCGTGAATGTGTTGTACATGGCGGCATCCGCCGCATTGATGCGAATGTGCTCGGGTGGATTCTCGACCAGCGCTTGCATACGATCCCATGCGGCATTACCGGAAAGACCCTCGCGCGACGCTTGGCGCAAAGACTGAGCGTGGACCTCCATGCGGTAGCCAATGGTCTTGAAGAATTCATCCTCGGCACCCAACAACCGACCCGGTACGTCAAATGCGTGACCAATAAAATCCACCGCGCGCCCCGTGCCGGTATCCTTCGACATGTTGAACGCTTCCGCTGAGATGGCGCCCGGGTGCGATACATCGACTTTGTTGAAAGCGTACCCGGTTTCGCCGGTCTTCAGCGATTTCGCCGCCATGCGGAATGCATCGCGGATCGACGATTTCAGACCATATGCCATGGCGATTGATTCGGAAAACCTGACGCCATCACCCCCGACCAGTTCACGGAAACCGCCTGCCACAGCCCTTTCATAAATCTGCTGCGCCACAACCCCGGTGTTGGACATGATGTTAACCACGTGGGTCTTAGGGGACGACAACAGGCCGTTAATCCAAATTTCCTTGATGGCGTCGTGTGTGATGGCGCCCCATCCTTTTTCCGCAAATCGGTTGATGGCGGACGGGCTGGCGCCAGTCTCGGCAAGGATAGCCAAACGGCGAGCCATTTCCTTGGACTCCTCGGGACCGCCCATAGTGGACATCATTTGTTCGATGGCACGAGCCTTATCGATACTGCCGCCGACCGGGATTTTCCATGCGGCGAGTGCCCGAGCGGTTTCAGTGCGGGCACCCAAGACCTCGCTTTGGATGGCGGCATGAACAGCCATCGCGCGGCGGAAGGCGTATTGATCGATCGCCCCGGCATTCGGGCCAGCGGCTTTCTTCG